CCAGTAACCACGCGGGTTTGCGTCAGTTTGCTAGTTGGCAGCGTTTCCAACTTGCCAACTTGCCAACTTGCGCTCAAGTGGTTGATTTACATGGGAATGAAGTTGGCAAGGGTCTGCCAACTGAATCCAGTTGGCAAAAAGCGGGTTCCAGTTGGCAGAAATTTTGCCAACTTGATAATGCGTATTCATGCGGGCTCCTGGGTATCGTTGAGATCGTCTTGGTACACCCACACCTCGGGGTTCTCGACCGGCATGGCGGCCCCCGATTGCGGGCATTTGTAGTGGGTGGGCAGGACGAGATGCTTCTGCATCACGACCTCCCCGGTGTCTGGATCAGGCGGTCCGATGGCCATCTGCAACGCCATGCCTTCCACACACAGGTAGCCGAACTTGGTGCGCCCGCAGGACGGCAAACCGTAGTCAGCCGCATTGCGGAAATACTTGATGTAGCCCTGGGTCGCCAGGGCCGATAGCCGCTCGCGGATGGTGCGCTCGCCACCGAGCCCGGCTTTGCCTTCAAAGCCTTCGGCAAACTGATTGGCGGTGTAGCAGCGTCCGTTGGCGGCCTCCTGAAACAGAATTTCCAGGATCGCGTCGCGCTTACGCCGACGCTCCGCATCCAGCCGCTCGCCGTATTCCTTCATCACCAGCCGATCGTGGGCGTCGACCTCGCGCCACTCACCCTGAACCTTGTCGATGTGCTTGAGCGGAATGCCGGCACCGTTGCGCAACTCATAGATCAGCTGACGGGTCGTACGCGTCTCATCCGGCCGGAACAGCAACATCCCGGTGGAGTAATAGCCACGCAGGCTTCCCGCGCCGGCCAGAGCCTGAAACGGGTCCTCCTCGAACTGCTTCTTGCCGAGCTTTTTGGTGTGGTGTGCGAGGATGACGCCGGCGTCTGGATTCACTGCCTGGCGAATCTGCTCCACCCGCTGCGACAAGAAGAACAGCATGGCGCCGTTGTCGTTCTCGCCACCGGCATCACCGCCGTCGAACACGTTGCGGATGGGATCGATGGCGATGATGTCGGGAGGCTCACCGCCAAATGCGTTCATGATCGCCGGGATCACCTGCGCCAGCCCCGCATCATCCAGCACCAGCCGCAACTGCGGTGTGGCCACGAAGTTGGCGCGGGCGTCCAGCAGCCGATGGGACGGTAGGCGGACATCCTTCACGCGCTCGCGCAGGTAGTGGTACTGGACCTCGGCCTGTAGGTAAAACACACGCAGTGGTCTGGGTGGCTGCATGCCCAGAAACGCAGCGCCAGCGGCCATGTGCGCCAGCCAGGACAACAGGAAGTCACTCTTACCTACCTTGGGCGCGCCACCGAACACCAACATGCCTGCGGGCGTCAGCACGCGCGGCGAGATCAGATCAGGTGGCAGCGGCGAGTTGTCGTCGAGCAGTTCGCCGAGCGTGAAGGTGGGCAGAGAAGGAGCCGCCACTTTGACCACGCGGCGTTCGCCCTGGGCGATGAATGCCGCGCAGTCGAACCCTTCGTCGACGGCATCTGCGGCATCCCACTTGGCCGGCTTGTCGGTGGGCGGCACCAGGATGGCCACGGATGTGCTGCCCGCAGCCACGCAAGCACGCGCTGCATTCTCGGCGTAGTCCCAGCCGGGGGCGTCCCGATCCGGCCAGATGACCACGGATTTCCCCGCTAACGGATGCCAGTTGGTTTTATCGACAGGTGCTTTGGCGCCGTTCATCGCGGTGGTGGCCGCAATGCCGCAAGCGATCAATGCAGCCGCACACTTCTCGCCTTCGACCAGGACGACCTCTCGCGCCTTCGAGATGACCGGGAGGTTGTAGAGCGGCCTGGGGTCGGGCGCGCGCCACATGCGGGCACGAACATCCCAGGGGCGATATTCCTTGCCCGTCGGTGGGTCGTAGCGGTAGACGCAGGCAATCAGTTCGCCCTCTGGTGACAGATAGTCCCACTTGGCGGTGTACGCGCCGAGGTCGTCCATTGTCACGCTGCGAACATCGCGGCGCATCGGCGTGATATTCGGTGGAGCAAGACCGAGCCACTGCCGGATCTCGCCAGCGATGCGAGGGAAGTCGCTGCGTGCGGAGCGACCCTGCGACCGCGCCCACAGATCGATGACATCGCCGCCCTCGTCGGTGGAGAAGTCCTTCCACAGGCCGCGCCGTGGTCCGTCGAGTTCAACCACCAGACTCTTGCCAGGGTTGCCATCAACATCGCCGACGTAGAACTTTCCACCTCGGATGCGCCCCTGCGGAAACAGGTAGTGGAGCACGACATCGAGCCGGTCCAGCAACCCCGCACGCAACGCATCGGTGTCCGTGGCCAGTTCGTCGCGCTGCTCGGGGGCGTCATTGAAGTCGAGCCAGATGATGTTGTCGGCCATCATGTCGAACCCCAACAGCGGTCCTGCCAGGGGCAGAACTTGCACTCGACATGCGTCGGTGTAGTCGCATGGCGCGGCAACAGTTCCTGGCTGTCGGTCGCCGTGATGACACGAACCGCGCGATCGGACATCCGCTGCGCGAGACCGCCGTCAAAGGGCACCAGCTCAAACCAGAGCTCCTCGGAGTCCTTGTTGATCGCGGTAAACAACGCCGGGTTTGACGAGATGCCTGGCACGCTCGCTTCCATGTAGGCCTGGTAGACCGCCATCTGCGCGGCATAGACCGGTTTGGATTTGCTGACGCCGTGCTTGATCGTATCCCGCCAGGACTTGTCGTTCATGGTCTTGCACTCCCACAGGGCCGGAAAGCTCATTCCCAGCGCTGCGGGGCCGCCGTTCAAGACGCCATCGACGTGCCCTTGAATGCGGCCGCCCGCGACGGAAAAGCCGAACTGACCGCCGTTGGCCTTTTGGGTGTACAGATCGAATCCGGCCATGCGCAGCCAACGAATGACCAGCTCTTCGAGAGCGTGTCCCACCTCGAAGATGCGCAACACGCGACCCGGGATTTCCCTTCCAGCATCGACAGGAGTTTGGAGATACTCGTATTGCAGCGCGCGCTCGCATGCGACGCCCAATCGCGACGCACCGAGGTAGTTGCGACGGGATTGGTTGTCACGGTCGGCGCTTAGTGCAGCGTCGACGAGCACGCCGATCTGCTCATGGATCTTGGGACGATGATTGAAGTCCAGCATCAGAACGGCACTCCCGTCGAAGCCGACTTGCCTTGGCGGGCGAGCCGCGCCTCAAGAAAGGCGCGATCCTTCTCTGCCATCCGCTCATGCTCGACGAGCATGTGTTCCTGGTAGGCCGTCACGACCACGTCGATCAGCATCAGCACTTCGTCTTTGCTGTAGTCCGCCAGCGGTCGCTGCATACCGATGGCGCCGACATACTCGCCAAGCGGCGCCAGGCAGGACGCCATGGCGGCGAGCTCCATCTCACTGGGATCGATCATTTGCCCCTCCGTTTTCGTCATGAGCTTGCAGAACGCGTTCTGACAGCGCATGGAGCAGAACACCCAGCGGTCCGAGTAGCGCCGAGGGTCGCTGCGCGGCAGGCGTGGATTGAAGTAGCCGAAGCCCTTGGCTTTGCGGGAGCAGATTGCACATTTCACGCGGCCTCCCGGTGGGCATCGTTGGCAGCGACCACGAGGCGCTGAATCGACGACTTGTTGAACTGGAAGGACAGCAGCGCCGAGGCCTGATAGCGCGTCATGCCAAAGTCGGCGCGCAGTGCTTGGGGCAGATACTGCAGTTGCTTGGGCGTAGGCGGTTCGTTCAGCCAACGACGGGTCTTGTGCGCGGAGTCTGCCGACTCGCGGTCGTTCAGCCAGTCATCGGCTTTGGCCATGCAGACCGTGCGGTCGCCCACAGCCAACAAGCGCGGCTGCAGATCCTTACCTCCGCCCACGGCGTGCCAGCGGCCGTTCAGGAGGAAGACGCCACCCCAGGCGTTGAAACCAGTCGCCATCAGTGCGTCGTCGCAGCCGAATAGGTCGCACCAGCGGAAGTTGGAGCGCTTGAGCAGATCGATCTCGGTCATCACGAAATCGGCCAGCGCATCCATGTCTTCGGTGGTCTCGTTCTCCCAGACGAAGCCGCACAGCGGGCATTCGCGGCAGCCCAGCGGGACGGTGGCTTCACAGGACGGGCAGTCCTTGGTGGGCGCTTCACCGTGATGCTGGTGTCCGTCGAGATTGACGTCCTGTTCCAATGAACCGTGCATCAAGGTCGCGGTGCCGAAGTCCAGGACCACGCAATCAGTCTTGATGACGCCCGGATGCTCCGTTGGATCTATCGTTCGCAGGCCACGCCCGATCATTTGGGTCAGCGTGGACTTGTGCGAGCTGGGTCGCAGCAGCACCACGCAGGAGGTGGGCGTAAAGTCGTACCCT